TCTAACCATTCACAGTCAAAACCATCTTTCGCATTAGCAGCAGTCATAGACTGTTGGTCGAAAGGGTTAACCATTCCTGTGATGTACTTGATAACCATTGAACGCTTAGTCCCGTTTGCTCCTTTAATACATCTCTCAATGTTACTTTGTCCGTTCTTAACTCCGAAATCTAAGAATACCATTCTAAAAGATTCCTTTGGGCTACCAGAAACAGGGTCAATATCATTTGAATGTAAGTTAGGGTCATCAAACAATGAACAATCAACTAAAGTCATTCTGTGACCTAAAGCATTGTAAGTTGTAAAGTCAACTCCAATTTCAGTCTCAGCTCCAACTTGAGCATCATAGATTAAGTTACCAGAAGGGTAAACTAAATCTTTCATCGCATTATGGAAAGCAAGTTTACCAGCAGTACCAGTAAATACCATCCAGTGATTTCCTTTTCTTCCTGTGTTCAAAGAAAGAGTAGCTAAGAAGTCAGTAAGTCTCTTCTCAGTCAACGTACCATTGTACGTATCAATGTTAGAAGAATCAATTTGCTTCAAGATACCGTCTCCATCAATGATAGGCTTACCTAAATCATCAATAACAGTAGAGTTACCATTAACATCCATCGTTGATACGTTATACCAAGATTTCAACTCTTTTTGATACATGTACTCTTCTTGAGTTTGCTCTTGAGCAGTAAAGTACCATAATTTTTGACCGTTACTTTCAATCCAAGTAATATCAGTTAAAGCAGAACCAGTGATAGTCAAACTCTTTCTTGTAATACTTAAATAGTTAACATACCAGTCTGGGTAAGCATGATTCTCGTAACCTCTATCAGAACCTTCTGCGAAAGAAGAACCAGTAGTGTTAGCTGTAAGACCAGCAGCAGTATTGGCAGCACCAATAACTAAAGTTGCATCGTTAGTCTGTAACTTCATTCTAAATGTAAATCCACCTATCGAAGGAGTTGGAGCACTTAAAATAATACCTTGAATACCTCCTTTAAATCTAACAACATCGTTAGGGTTAAAGAAATTCTCTTCAAATTCTACTGAGAATACTGAACCAGCAACACCTGTTCCAGTTAAAGCACCAGTACAAGTAGAAGGTTTGTTTAAACGACCTTGAATCGCCCATTTAACTGAAACATCTCCAACGATTTCTTCTTTAGCAAATCTTGATGTACCATCAACGAAATACGTAAGAGAATACTGAGGATATTGTTTAATCAATTTACTTGATATTTCTGGGAATTTTAAAAGCCCATTAACCAAGGAATTTGCTTGTACGGTTTCTTTCCCGTACGATCCTGAATAAAACTTCATAATTTTAATTTTTTAATTAAATAATTTATTAACCATTAATAAATTTTTGTGGGTCAAATTCATTTGAATTTCCAGGCTCACTAAAAGTGCTACTGGTTGTTTTGTCTGGATTTCCTATTTTGTCTAAAATCTCTGCTCTACCATTTTGTCGGCCATTATTGGAAAAGGCTTTTTGTAATACTTTCCTATTCCTCCATAACCAACTGCTTTCTGCTAAGTTCTGCTCGCTAGAAGTAATCTCTGAAAGATAATCACCGCTAGTAACATAATTAACATGGTTTTCCCTAACACTTGGCAGCTTATCAGGGTCTCCCGTTAGTTTAAATCCAAATAAAGAGTCTTGGCTTTGCATATACTCAGTAAAGGACTTAACTGATTCCGTTCTGCTTTCTTGTTGCTTTGCAACGTCTGCTTCATCGGATTTAACTATAGATTGGCGTTCGCTTTGGATCGCCCTGTCTAATGTACTTCTTATTTTTAACGCTTCAACTTCTAATAAACCCGTATCGGTGTACTTGTCTATTACGTTTTCTAGCTTGTCACCTGCCATTCCATCAGCCTCTAAACTCTTCCTCATCAGGTTCTCATCATCTAATTTAAGGAAATTTTCTAAGTCTTCAATCTTTTTATTAGTATTCCCGCTATACTTAACTTCTTCTTTAAGCTCTTTATTCTCTTTTACAAGAGTTTCTAAAGATGTTTTTATCTCATCTATGTTATTAGCTTCTAATCCCAATTCATTAGCGAATTGCTTGAAATGTTCGTCCGTTAAAGTTGTCGCTGTTTCGGAATTTGTAGTTTCCTCAGAACTATTCTCACCTTTAATTTCAGTGCTTTTATCTTCCCCTTCCGCTGTGTTGCTTTCCGCACCTTTAGTATCATCACTATCAGTAGGTAGATCAGGCCATGCGAAATCATCATCACCATCGCTAGTATCGTTATTATCATTATTAACACTACTCTCGTTTGTTTCGTTTGTCGATTCGCTATCGCTAGAAGAATTTGTTTTGGTATCTAAAAATGCTTGAGGGTCAAAATCAGCAGCTTCAGCAACCTCCCCTTTTTCATTATTAACATCGTTTTCTGTTGCACTAGCCTCACTAGCTACCTCTGCGCTTCCTTCGCTTGTTTGCTCATCAGCATTTAACACTGGTGCTTCTGCTGTTACTTCTTCGTTTTCGTTTGCCATTTTACTTTTACTTTAAATTATTATTTACTTCCTTCTTTACTTTATTCTTACATTTCTTGACTCTCGCCCTGCAAGGATGCCATCTCAGCAGCCTCAGCTTGGTTAGAGTCTTGCAGCATTATCTTATCTAAATCACCCTTCCTGCCAGCCTCCTGCATGTCTTCCTTATGCTCCAAATCCTCACCAGCAATAGTCAGCTTGGTCTCAGACTCTAATTCAGCAATCTTCATGTCTGTCTCAGATTTAATCTTAGCAGTATCAAGAGTTACATTTATTTTCTGACCATTAATCTCGTTAGCTGCTTCTGTAGCTGCAATCTTTCTTTCTTCCATCTGAGTCTGAGCAGCTTGTACAGCTTCTAACCCTGAAGTCAATATAGCTTCTAAGTCAGTAGCGTTATCAGCGTTAACAGCTTTAATAGTTGCAATAGGGTCAATAGCTCCTGAACTAGAGAAGTTATTAATCATCTGCATCATAGTTTGCTTACGCTCTAATTCTTTCGAGTTGTTCTGAACAAAAATACCATACTCATCTAATGAGATAGCTTTGTCAATCTTAAACATCTCATATCCCATATCACCGAATACATTAATCATGTACCCATCCTCTCCCCAAGTATATCGCATAAGATTAGCCATACCCTGTAATGTCTCCCCTACTAATTGATAGTGTATATCAAACAATGGAGCAGTAATTAATGTAGACTGCATTACGCTTCTCTCATTAACACCCACAGCATCACTAGTCTTATTCACCCCTGACCTACTAGCTGTTATACCAGTAAGCTTATCAGCGGTCTCCTCAAGCATCATCTTTAAGTTAATCATCTGCGATACAGAGTTACTTAAAGTAAAATCAATATCTTTCCACTGATTAAATGTACTCATCTGACCACCCTCCTGTTTAGAGTTAATCATAATAAGTCCAGAGTTCTTAGCGTGATACATTACATCACTTAAAGGAATGTTTTTGGGTTTCTGTGATACATCATATACCAACGCCTTACCACCACTCCTAGCTAACGCTTGGTCAATATGGAACATTACAATGTTATACATTAATTGGATGTTTTTCAACGTGTCCACAATTGACAATGTAGAACCTGCAAACCTGTTCCTAATAACACCAAAGAAATCTAACTTCGTGTTTGCATAGTTTTCTTCGTATCTAATTTGGTTTGGTTTAGCCCCGAACTTAATAAGCATTTTATGACCAACTTTAACAGCTTCCCTAACCTCTACAATCGCCTTCTTAACAACTTCCTCACCTTTCTTAGGCTTATAGTCGTCTGGTAGCATTTTATGATAATCAATAGAAGGGTCGTACTTGTTAGGACTAATCTTATACTTAATCATTTTAATACTCTTCCATTGAATATCAACAACCCTACATCTAAGAGCGTTTGTTCCGTCAGGAGCCATATAACTGTTGTAAGTATTATTGTCGGCATACCATTGACTCGTTTGACTAGCCAGCTCCTCTAACTCATCTACAACCTTACCCTCTAGCTCAAACCTATCTATAATTTCGTTAATAGAGTACCAATTGTCAATACCAGCATACATAGAATCTTGTAAGGTTTCTTGGTCGCTATTTTGGTCATATATAATTTGTCTAGGGTCTAGCCTTTCAACATAAGGAGTTCTGTTCTTAATGTAAACCCTATAAAATTCCTTATTAGTAATCATAAGGTCATAGAATCCACGCTTGAACGTTCCTTTAAGTTTCCATCTATCAATACAGTACTTCAACCCTACACTGACCTGTCTCTCAACACTAGTCCTGTAATTCATTTTCATGTACTCATCAACATCCTTTGGAATCTCTAATCCTAAATCTTCGTCAGGAATTTTAGATCCCGTAAGTTTTTCTATCTTTCTTCGTTCAGGTTTTAATATAGTCTCTACTGCAATAGCAGTTAGTTCCTCGTTCTTTCTCCTGATAGCATTTCTATTAGTTACATTAACAGTATACTGTAAAGGTTGAGTAATTAACTCTCCTGCTAATAAATCTAACTTATTTTGTATCATTGGATAGTTAACCAATCTTGCAGGAGCGGTCATACCATACATGTCAGTTAGGTACTTAAACTGGTCTTTGTTAAACTCACCAGAAGCAATTAAGTAATTCTCGAAGTCCTTTGTTTTATTGGTAACATAAGTCTCAACTTGTTGTTGGTTAAGAAAGTAGTCTACACAATCTGAGTGCCACTTCTCTGTCTTCTGTGACTCTGGCACGTTCTGCCTAGGAAATACCGTTGTATTATTTTTTTGTTCTTGTTCCATTAATTGCTATTAACATCCCTTAATTGTCATCACTCAAGGTCGTAATTAAAGTTAGGACTTCTTTTTGAATTATCAAAATTATCGTTTTTTTCTGAATAATTCGATACAATGTTCCCGTTATTATCAGTAGTGAAGTGAGGTATAAAGTCTTTATCACTCTTTTCCTCTTCCTTTGTGTCAATCACTTTCTTAGTAGCGTCCATGTCATGTATTAACGCCATGCCAAAAGCCATAACCCTATCCGTATTCTGCTTTCCGTACACAACAAACTCATTCAAAAGCTTCATAAAGAATATATCCTCCCAGTGGTCTTTTATGTGTTCATCAACTAATTCAGTAAGTCTCTTCTTCTGGAAAGACTTCATGTGAATACCATACCTGTTAGTTGCTATACTCCAAGGACTATCAGCAGAAGTAGGTCTCTCCTTTAAATACATAGTCATCTTATTAGAACTAAAATACTTTAAGAATCCATCATCATTGTATTCCACAAGTACCTGAGACTCATAGTATATAGCAAGCTTTAAACAGTTCTCGTAAAACTCCTGCTTACTATACGGTCTGTCTGTATAAAACGCAACAGGCTGTTCACCCACTACATCAGGACTAACAAACCTCCTGTACACACACATACAACCTTTAGACCTACCTGCGGCATCCTTCTTAGATTTCTTAGAAGTCTTTACTTCTTCAAACTCATCATCTACGTGGTATGGATCAACTGCTGATACATGAATATTTCTAAACCCCTCTATTGGATGTTCAACAATTTCAAAAGGAAATATATCTCTGTCAGGATTATCAGTATCTAACACTCCATCATCCATAACCCAAATAGGCTTTGCTCCGTACTGCTCTTTACCCTTACTGTCTTTAGGCCAATCTAACCTACCCTTCTGTACTACCTGAAAATTCTTATTAGTATTGATGTTGGCTATCTGCTTGTTAATCTTATCTAAATCAAATGGTGTAGACCCCGACTTGGTAAAAGCATCCTCTGGCTTTAAAGGCATCTCCTGTAGGAACGCATAATAGTTTTCTAATACATTGCCCTTCTTCTTTAATTCAGCTCTCCTTACAATATCCTCGGTAGCTCCCTTAATATCACTCTTGCCAAGCTCTACATCGAAATATCCTGCATACACTTTAGAAGCAGGAATGAATACAGGGACTAAGTTGTAATCTTCAGCATTATAGAACATCTCCATAAAGTCATCAGAATCAACGTTAATCTGATTCGCTGTTCCTCCAATGATAGGAGTACCAAACTGCCTAGCACCTTCTCTAAAGCACTCCTCACTAGCTTGGTAAGCTCTACGTAACTTATTAAATTCTCCAGCCTCTTCAAATATCATGTAGTTCAGTGATGTACCCCTAAAAGCATTAGGCTTATCCATTACTCTAAAGTGCATCATAGACTTCATCCCTCTCTCTACCCATATACCATTCTCCTTCTGCTTATACCCACTCATCATTATATCCTCATTGTTATGAAGAATCTTATTCTTTAATGGTGCAGGTAATTCAGCATAAGACAGTATTAGTTTCTTTCTAAAATCTTCTACGTATTCTGCCTTCTGTGCGCCTAAACCATTCTCACTATGAGGATAACAAGTCCATTCATGTAAAAGTATATTTACGTTCATAAATGTGAACCCCTTCCTTCTAGCTTTCAGCACTATAACCCCCTTACCATCAACCTTTGCTTTATTTACTATGTTAAAATATTCGTGGTCTTGGTCTCTATAAATAGGGCTAATCATTGTCTTTCTAACAGCTCCCTCTGGTAGACCATGTATCTTACCAAAGTTTAAATAGAAATAGTAGTTCCCTGGAATCCAAGTGCCGCCTGTAGGTTTGTAACCATTAATTATTCTTCCTCTCTCTCTCTTCCACCAGTTACGGTATTCGATAGTACCTACCTTTAGCTTAGAGTAATCCTTATCTGTTAATACAGGACAGTATTTTATTGCTTTAATCACGATTCTCCTCTCATGTCTAATTCTGATTCAAACATAGAAAAGTCTTCACTACCTGCTCCTTGTATTTTAATTTCTGATTCTTGGTCTTTAACTATTAGGGTTTTTATATCATCTCTAGCTTTGGCAGCAGCCCCCATTTCTTTTTGTATCTTAATTAGGTCTGATAGATTTTCTTTGTCTGGCTTAATGCTTTTATAAACCTTAGTCATCTTAAAGATTTGGTCAGACATAGCTCTGTACTGATCTATTAACGGATCGTATTGTGTTCTAGCATATTCTTCTCTAGCAGCTACTACCAATTCATCTTCACAAGTTTTGTATTTCATTTTTTCAAATACAACGCTTGTAGCTAATGATTCTCGTTCTTGTTGTGGTAATTTTCTATATGGTGATTTGTAGTCATCGACCATGACTATCCACTTGACCATATTAGACCCCATGCCTTTCTTCTTGTATACTTCAAATAGCTTAGGTAATAGTGCTAATCCTTTGTCGTTAAGGAATACGTTACCGTCAGTGTCTACGTCTATTGCTGTTCCAAACATTTACTTTACTTTATGATATTAGATTAATACCCTTTCTTTTTAGCGGCTTTTTTAGCTGCTTTTTTCTTTACTGGTTTCTTCTTCTTTTTCTTCGCAGCTTTAGCGAATGATGCTTTTTGACTAATTTTGCTCATAATCAACATTTAACTTAGTTAATAGTCCTTCTTCTGTTATATCCCATTTTTTCAAGAATTGTTTCTTCTCTATCTCTAAGAAGAGGTCTACTGCATCTGGAAACAAAGATACGTTAGCTAATTCAGGTAATGTTGGATAGTATCTCCCATCAGCTTCTTTGACGCACTCGACACCTTCAACGCTTACTATTGTATCTGATAATCTGCGTATGTATGTCATTGTTTTATTAAAGTTTAACATTAGGAAAAAACTTAACGTTAATATAATAAAAATTTACATCTTTGCTCTTAGCAATCACATCCCATCTTATTAAATTATCAATACCTAGGTAGAAAGATTTGGTTGATGTGAATTTCATCTCTGACAAATAATCATCAGGAGACACTAAGAACTTCTTCTCGTACACATTACCATTCCTTAATAGATACTCTAGCATATTAAGCCCTTGTTTGTTTAAGCTACAAAGAATTAACATATCTCTGTTTTCTATACTAATTGTATTTTGATTGTCAAACGGATTGACTTTATGCACATGTCTAAGACCTCTACCCATTGCTAATATTTTTTTCCGTGACGGATTACTCTACCGCTGTTATACTTTAATTTGTTCTGAACATGGAACTCTAAATCAATTCCTTTATATCCGCAATGGTCTAACAACCTTATTACTGCGTCAGCTATCTCATCCTCATAAGAATCCTTGATACACTCTTTAAATGCTTCCTGAAAGGGTATACCACTAGCTATCTTTGCATTAAAAGATGCCTTATCAGCAGTTAAGTTATGTCTGTCAGCCTCTAACGCTTCTGCAAGCTCAGAAGTGATTAACATCAAATGTGTACCCACTGGCATTTCTTTTTCGTAGAAACCCTTGTCCTTGTTGGCTTGGTGTACTATTTTAGAAAATTCTGTTAAGTTTCCCATAATTTCTATTGTAAATATATTACAAGTTTAATCTTACATTTACAAAAACTTAAACCCAATCTTATGAAAGAAGATGAAAATTACATAACCTTGAGTGAACCTAAACCAATTAAATTAACGTTACCACCAGCTGCTGCAACCTTATTCTGGGAGGAGGGAGTTATATCCTTTGAGGCTTACGAGAAATTTATGTTAGATGAAACAGGAGATTATATACCACCAATAAAAGATCATGAGTAAATACTACACCCCCTCAACCGAAGAGTTCCACGTTGGGTTTGAGTATGAAGCTCTTTGGGGAGTTGAGAATGTAAATGGAGAATGGTTAAAAGAAACTTTCTCTAAAGACGAATCTATTCTTTCTTTAGAAGATAC